GTAAATCTTTTAATAGGTTTACAATTACAATTAAAAATAAATCATTGGCAAACCAAAGGTATTGCTAGACATGAGGCGTTTGGTAAAACATACGATGCTCTAACCGATTTAATTGATGATTTTGTTGAAATTGCGATGGGTAAGTATGGTAGATTTATTTTGGACGACCAAACAAAAACAATTACATTAATTAATTTGTCAGAAATGAACCCATCAGATATGATAAAAACATGTACTGAGGGTTTAGTACAATTCTCCGAAGATTTAGACGGAACCAAAGATACAGATTTATTAAATATAAGAGATGAAATTCTTGGAAATTTAAATAAATTGTTGTATCTTCTAACTTTAGAATAAGTTAGGTTCGTTAGTAGAGTTGGTTACAATATCGCACTGTCACTGCGAAGGTCGTGGGTTCGATTCCCACACGAACCGCGTTTGGAACTTTTGTTCATCCTCAAATCTCAGGGTGGGGGTATATAGGGGAATATATCAATTGGTTAGATTACGTGCTTTGGGAGCACGAGGTTGTGGGTTCGAGTCCCGCTTCTCCTACTAACATCAAAAAAAATTCAATAAAATTTTGAAATTTGATTTTTTTTGTGTATATTTTAGATACAATTAAAAACAAAAAATTATGTCAACATTAGAAGCAGTACTGGCACAGTACGAAAAAAACAAACAAGCCACAAGTGGCAACACTGGAATGTCTCAAGAAGACAGGATGAAAAAGTACTTTACTACCGTTTTACCAAAAGGTATGCGTAGTCAAGAAAAAAGAATTAGGATTCTTCCAGCAAAAGATGGGTCTCCTTTTGTGGAAGTTTACTTCCATGAAGTACAAGTAAACGGAGATTGGGTTAAACTTTATGACCCAAAGCAAGAGGGAAAACGTTCTCCATTAGATGAAGTTCGTGAAGGTCTATTAACAACAGGAATTGAATCGGATAAGGTTCTTGCTCGTCAATATCGTTCTCGTAAATTCTTCATTGTTAAATTGATTGATAGAGATAACGAACAAGATGGTGTTAAATTTTGGCGTTTTAAACACAACACAAAAAGTGAAGGTGTTTATGATAAATTGATTCCTTTGTTTAGGAATAAAGGAGACATCACTGACCCATTGAAAGGACGTGATTTAATTTTGAATTTGAATCTTTCAAAAGCGGGCAATGGTAGAGATTATACCACAATCACACAGATTATTCCTGAAGACCCAAGTGTACTTCACGAGGATAGTTTAGTTGCGGATTCTTGGATTAACGACCCGTTGGTTTGGTCAGACGTTTACTCTAAAAAACCGGAAGACTATTTGGAAATGGTTGCAACCAATCAAAATCCAAAATGGGATAGTGTAACGGGTAAATGGGTATCCACTTCTTCGGGTGAAGAAAATATTGGACCTAAGAAACCAGAACCAGTGGATGAACCCGCGTCCAACTACATCGACCCACAAGATGACGTTGAAGTTGATGAAGACTTGCCATTTTAATAAAAAATAACAACATGATGCCCACACAATTGTAGTGTGGGCATCTTTTTAAAAAAAAATTATGCCAATTAAGAAAAAAGAATTCGATTATATTTCAAAATTTTCTTCTAAAACAAAATACAAAGAAGAGAAATTTTATTATTGTGGTGAAACCTTTAATGGTGCTTGTGGTCTTCCAGGTCCTGTAATGGGAAACATAAATATGTTTTTGGGACACACAAATTCATCAAAAACAACCGCAATGATTTTATCTGCGGTAGATGCTCAAAGGAGGGGTGATTTGGTTGTGTTTGTTATTACCGAAAGAAAATGGAAATGGGAGCACGCAGTTGAGTTAGGACTTCAAGCGAAAAAAGATGAAAATGGTGAGTGGTCTGGTGATTTCATTTTTAACGATTCTTTTGAATATATTGAACAGGCAACAGATTTCATTAATGAAATTATAGATGCACATGAGAACGGAGATATTCCAAGAAATATTTTAATTTGTTGGGACTCAATAGGTTCGATTCCATGTAAAATGACCTTTGAAGGTAAAGGAGGTAAACAACACAATGCCAGTGTATTATCAGATAAGATTGGAATGGGAATTCACGCAAGGATAACTAAATCAAAAAAAGAAGATTATCCGTCGATAGAGAATTCATATTATTTAACAATGGTTGTTGTTAATCAACCATGGGTTGAATTACCAGATAATCCTTTTGGTCAACCTGAAATCAAAGCAAAAGGTGGTGAGGCGTTATGGTTAGCATCGGCATTGGTTTTCTTATTTGGAAATCAGAAAAAATCAGGTATCAACCATATTGATGCTGTTAAAGATGGTAGGAAAATTACATACGCTATCAGAACAAAAATATCAATATTAAAAAATCACGTTAATGGGTTGGGATATAAAGATGGCAAGGTGATTGTTGTTCATAATGGGTATATCCCCGACACAAAAGAATCATTGGAAAATTACAAAAAAGAATTTTCCAATTTTTGGAAAGAAAAAATTGGAGGAGGAGACTTTGAGTTAAAAGATTCTGTAATATTTGAAGACGACTCTGATGTGTCCTGATTGTTCAACAATTATAATAATGATTAATGCCTAACGTACTTTTAGTAGATGGTGATAATTTACTAACAATTGGATTTTTTGCACTAAAAAATCATTTTCACAAAGGGGAACATATTGGTGGAATATATCATTTCATCAACACCATTCGTTTTTTTATTGAAAAACATCATTTGGATAAAGTGGTTGTTTTTTGGGATGGTGAAAACGGGTCACAAACCAGAAGAAGTTTTTATCATCAGTACAAACAAAATAGAAGAGAAAGAATTAGAACGGAAGAAGAGTTAAATTCATATTCTAGAGAACGAAATCGAATAAAACAATATTTGGAAGACCTCTATGTTAGACAAGGAGAATATGAAAATTGTGAAAGTGACGATTCAATTGCTTACTATACTCAAAATTCACCAAACGAAAACAAAATAATATATTCGGGGGATGGAGATTTAACTCAATTAGTGTGTGAAAACACTCGATTGTATAACCCATCACATAGTAAAATGTATCATCATAATGATATGTTTGTATATAAAGATGAAGAAATACTTATTCAAAATATCAAATTAGTTAAAATGATATGTGGGGATTCATCTGATAATATTGCAGGAATAAAAAGTTTAGGTATTTCAAAATTAGTAACGGCGGTTCCCGAATTAAAAGAGAGAGAATTAACGTTAGACTACATAAAAGAAAAATATAATCTTTTATTTGAAAACGATAAAAACAACAAATCAATTAAGAATTTATTAACTGGTGTTACTAAATATGGTGTTTTAGGTGACGAGTTCTTTCAAGTAAATGAAAGATTGGTTAATCTTGAAAATCCATTTTTAACTGAAGAGGCAAAAGAATCTGTAACTTCACTTGTTGATGACTACATGGATTCGGATGGTCGCTCATACAAAAACACAATGAAAATGATGATTGAAGATGGTTTGTTTTTACTATTACCAAAATCAGATGACGCATGGATTAAATTTTTAAACCCATTTTTAAGATTAACAAGAAAAGAAAAAAATAAAAAAACAATTAAAATCAAAACAAATGAATAATCAAGAACCATTAAAATTCGAATTTTTACTTACACTTGGAAACAATATTGTATGTCAAAGATTTTTCAATGTAAGAGATTACAATCCTGAGATTCGACATTCTTTGGATTTATACTACACAATAAAAAATATTTGTGAAGAAATTAGCGACGATTTAAAAATAAAAACTATGGATTATCTATATGATAACATGGAATTTTTTTACGATTTACCTGAATCAGAACCGCAGTCGATAACAACAAATGAGTCCTTCGTTTTGGAAATTAAGTTGGGTGATGAAGTATTTATCAGAAGTATGTTTCCATCAAACTATTATCACCCCAAGGTAAGATATACGGTAGATATTCGCCCGTACCTTAAAAGGTATTTATCTGAATTGACAAATGTTTTATCTTCTAAGGATTTGGAAACCACTTATTTAAATTACGAACTATAAAATAAAATAAACTATGTCAGAAAAGAATTTTGGATTTTTAGGAGCATCATTTCAACAAACACTGTTAAAGGCGATAATAGAAAATAAAAAATATGGAGAACAAATTATTGATGTAATTGAAAGCAAATATTTTGACAATAATTCCTTTAGGTATATTACAACACACATTAAAGAGTATTATCAAAAATATAACAAGATTCCCGACTATCAGAGTTTATCTCAAACAATTGTGATGGACTATGGTTCTCAAGAATTGGCAAGGGTTCATCTTGATACCATACAAGATTTAATGGATAACACCAAAGAAGACCCCATGGTCCAAGAGGAGGCGTTAAATTTTTGTAAGCAACAAAATCTTAAAAAAGAGATTAAACATGTAAACACCATTATTGAAAATGGTGCGTTTCAAGAGTATCACAAAATTGAGGGGATAATACAGAAAGCTCTTAGAGTTGGTTTACCGCCTGATGAAACCGTGGATGTCTTTCAAGACATCGACCGAGCTTTAGAAAAAGACAACAGGTGTCCTATACCGACCGGTATTAGTGGATTGGATAGTGCACTTAAAGGTGGTTTAGGTAAAGGTGAATTAGGTGTCGTATTGGCACCAACAGGTACAGGAAAATCAACTTTATTAACTTTATTTGCCAATACTGCATATAATCAAGGATTTAATGTTCTTCAAATATTCTTTGAAGATAGTACAGATGTAATTAAACGTAAACACTATACCATATGGTCAGGGATTTCACCTGATGACCAACCAGATAATAAAGAAGAAGTAAAAAATGTTGTTTTAGAAAAAAGTTCAAATAGTAAGGTTAATCTTGATTTATTGAAATTACCAAGTGATTCTGTTACAATTTCTGAAATAAAAACAAGAGTCAGAAAAAGACTGTCTGAAGGAAAAAAAATAGACCTATTAATAATCGATTATGTTGATTGTATATCACCAGAAAAATCACAATATGGTGAAGAATGGAAAGGTGAGGGTTCTGTAATGAGAAGTTTGGAATCCATGACAAATGAATTTAACATTGTAATATGGACGGCTACTCAAGGTAATAGAGAATCTATTTCATCAGAGGTGGTTAATAGTGACCAGATGGGTGGTTCCATTAAGAAAGCTCAAATTGCTCACGTAATTTTATCCATAGGTAAAACGATTGAACAAAAAGAACACAAAATGGCTACCATGACCCTTATTAAATCAAGGATTGGTAAGGATGGAATTATATGGCAAAATTGTAAATTTGATAATGAATATTTGGTTATAGATACCGAATCACAAACAACACTTCTCGGGCATAAAGAAGAAAAACAAAAAGACAATGCAACAAGAGCAAAAGAGGCTTTTATGAGAAGAAATCAAATGTTAAACACCATTTAAAAAATTAAATAAAATTATGAAAGAAAAGATTTTACAAGAAAATCCGGGACGCTTTGTCCTTTTCCCAATCGAATATCATGATATATGGAAACTCTATAAACAACAACAAGCTTGTTTTTGGACTGCAGAAGAAATAGATTTAAAAGACGATATCTACGATTGGGAAAATAAATTAAACGAAGATGAACAACATTTCGTAAAACACGTATTGGCGTTTTTCGCAGCATCAGATGGGATAGTAAATGAAAATTTGGCTATGAATTTTGTTAACGAGGTTCAATATACTGAAGCCAAAATGTTTTATGGGTTTCAAATTATGATGGAAAACATTCATAGTGAGACTTACTCGTTGTTGATTGATACTTACATTAAAGATAAGCAAGAACAGAATAAATTATTCAACGCAATTGAAACAATTCCTGCGATTAAAAAGAAAGCGGAGTGGGCCATAAAATGGATTAATTCTGATTCATTTGTTGAAAGGTTAATTGCATTTGCTGCTGTCGAGGGGATTTTCTTTTCTGGTTCGTTTTGTTCCATATTTTGGTTAAAAAAGAGAGGTTTAATGCCGGGTCTAACATTCTCAAACGAATTAATTTCAAGAGATGAAGGAATGCATTGTGATTTTGCTTGTCACCTATATAACCAACATATCCAAAACAAATTATCTGAAAAGAAGATAAAGGAAATTATTTGCGGAGCGTTGGAAGTTGAAAAGGAATTTATTCTTGAGGCATTACCTGTTAGATTAATTGGTATGAATTCTGACCTAATGTCTCAGTATTTGGAATTTGTAACGGACAGATTATTAGTTTCGTTAAATTGTTCTAAAGTGTATAATGTTGAAAACCCATTTGATTTTATGCAAAATATTGCTCTTCAAGGTAAAACTAACTTCTTTGAAAAAAGAGTTGCTGAATATCAAAAAGCGGGAGTTAACAATAGTAGTTCTATTGAAGAAATGAATGGTTCATTTGATGATATTGATTTTTAAAATTTAAAAAAATATGAAAGTTAAAAAAAGAGATGGGTCATTAGAAGAAATGAGATATGACAAAATCACAAGAAGAATTCAAAATTTTTGTGACGATTTAAATCTTGAATATATTGACCCGACATGGATAACACTTAAAGTAACACAAGGCATATACGATGGTATATCAACAACGGAATTAGATGTATTAGCAGCGGAGACCGCTGCCTCTCTTGTTACTTCTCATTCAGACTATGCAAAATTGGCTGGTAGATTGGCGGTATCTAATTTACACAAAACAACACCAAAGAAATTTTCTCAATCAATAAAAGAATTACATTCTTTTGTTGAACCAAAAACAAACAAAGAATCTTCGTTAATATCTAACGAAACATATTCATTTGTTCAACAATATAAAGATGTTTTAGATGGCGCCATTGTTCAAGAAAGAGATTTTGATTTTGATTATTTTGGTTTTAAGACATTAGAACGTTCATATCTATTGAAGATTGGTAATCGTATTGTTGAAAGACCACAATACATGTATATGAGAGTTGCCGTTGGTATTTGTAATAACGACATTGAAAATGCTTTAAGGATTTATGATGATTTATCTCAACATTTTTATACCCACGCAACTCCAACATTATTTAATGCAGGAACACATAGACCACAAATGTCATCCTGTTTTTTGATTGGTAATAAAGGTGATGATATTGATGGTTTGTTTGACACAATAAAAGATGTTGCAAAAATATCTAAATGGGCTGGTGGTATTGGTTTACATGTTCACGATGTAAGAGGTAAGGGTGCGTATATTAAAGGGACCGGTGGTGAGTCAGATGGTTTATTACCGATGATGAAAACATACAACGAAGTTGCTCGCTGGATTAATCAGGGCGGCCGCCGCCGCGGTTCATTTGCTGTTTATCTCGAACCATGGCACTCAGATGTATTTGAGTTTATTGAATTAAGAAAAAACCATGGAAAAGAAGAATTAAGAGCCAGAGATTTATTTTTAGCGATGTGGGTTCCTGATTTATTTATGAAAAGAGTGGAACAAGATTTAGATTGGTCATTATTTTCACCAGATGAAGCACCTGGATTATCCGACGTGTACGATGACCCGTATTTGTTTACTCAAGAATTTACTGAACTTTATGAAAGATATGAGAAGGAAGGTAGGGCAAGAAAAGTCGTAAAGGCTAGAAAATTAATGGATGCCATTTTGACCGCACAAATTGAAACGGGGGTACCTTATATGTTATATAAAGATGCCGCTAATTACAAGTCAAACCAAAAAAACTTAGGTACAATTAAATCATCTAACTTATGCGCGGAAATCCTAGAATTTTCTTCTTCAGAAGAACAATCGGTTTGTAATTTAGCATCTATTGCTTTACCAAAATACATTGTTAATAAAGAGTTTAGTCACGAGTTACTTTATGAATATGTATATCAAGTAGTAAAAAATTTGAACAATGTTATTGATTTGAATTTTTACCCAACAGACGAAACAAAACTTTCGAATATGAGACACAGACCAGTTGGTTTAGGTGTTCAAGGATTGGCCGATGTTTTTTGTATATTGAAAATACCATTTGAAAGTGAAGAGGCGAATAAATTACAGGTTGAAATATTTGAAACAATGTATTTTGCTGCATTATCATCGTCAAAAGATTTATCAAAAGAAAATGGACCATATTCATCTTATGAAGGCTCGCCAATTTCTAAAGGTAAATTTCAATATGAACTTTGGGGTAAAAAAGATGAAGACAATAGTGGTAGATGGGATTGGAAATTTTTAAGAAATGAAATTTTAAATCATGGTGTAAGAAATTCTCTTTTAATTGCCCCAATGCCAACGGCATCTACTGCTCAAATTTTAGGTAATAACGAAGCCTTTGAACCTTTTACCTCTAATCTCTATTCAAGAAGAACATTGGGTGGTGAATTTATTGTAATCAATAAACATTTGGTTAATGAATTATTGGAAAGAGGGTTATGGTCTGACGATATAAAGAAAAAACTAATAATGGAAAATGGTTCAGTACAAAACATACCAGAAATTCCTGTTGATGTAAAAGAAATTTATAAAACTGTTTGGGAGATGTCACAAAAAAGAATTTTAACAATGGCGGCTAACAGGTCAATTTATATTGACCAATCCCAATCATTAAATTTATTTATCGATAATGCTAGCAAAACAAAAGTTATGGCGGCTCACTTATATGGTTGGAAACTTGGATTAAAAACGGGTATGTACTATCTTAGAACTAAGGCGGCTGTTGACCCAATTAAGGGTTTGGGTATTGATACTTCGTCTTCAAAACCAAATGTTGAAAGTCATACAAACAATGTTAAAGAACAAAATTTAACAACTAATTATGTTGAAGAAATGGTTTTATCGGTTAAACCAAATGATTCACCATTTGAATGTGAAGGTTGTGGTTCATAAGAACAATTGTGGGTGACCCCCTTAATAGTCAAGGATAACCTTGAACATCTAATTGTTTAGTTATACAGGGGGTGAAAACTAAACAATATAAAATCCCATCGAATTCTCGATGGGATTTTTTTATATTTATATTATATGAAAAAACTTTTTTTTAATCATGAACATGTAGACCATTATGACGGACAAGATAATTATGAAATAGGCATTTACGAAGATGATGATGAAAATCCAATTGGATTTGGACCTGAGACTATCATAGGTTATGTTTCATATGTGATTCACAATAATGAAATGACGGTTAGTGACATCATAGTTAAACCGAGTAGAAGAAGAGAAGGTTTTGGTTCAATGTTAATAAAAAAAATGAAAAGTTTACATCCCAATGCTGTTTATCAACCTTCATTTAAAACAGATTTAGGTTCAAAATTTATTCACAAAGATGTTGATATAATGGAAGAAACTAATAAAATAAAAACACTAATAAACACATTAATGAAAATGTGAACTTAGATTTGGTCTTTCACTATATTTATAAACATGGCGGGAACATATGGTATAGATTTTCCATTTAGACAAAGTCTTAAAGGTGATTTCTTAATAATGACAGAGACACCTGAAAGAGAAATTCGTGCTAATTTAATACATCTTCTTTTAACGAGAAAGGGTAGTAGATATTATTTACCTGATTTTGGAACTAGATTGTTTGAATTTATTTTCGAACCAAACGATGCCATTACGTGGGGACAAATAGAAGACGAAATAAGAACATCAGTAAGACAATTTATACCTAATTTAGAAATTAAATCTATAAGGGTAACCGCTGCGGACCAAGACGAGGAAGAACCAACTAGTCCTCAAGAAGACGAAGATTCTAGATTATTTAGAGTTTCGGACTATTCAACTAAACCATACACCGCTAAGGTTAGGGTAGATTATGATATTAATAATGAACCATTTGTCTCTTCTGACTTTATAATTATAAACATTTAATATGAGTAAAAAAATATCATACGCAGTCAGAGATTTTGCCGGTTTGAGGCAAGAATTAGTTAATTTAACAAGAGAGTACTATCCTGATTTAATTAAAAACACAAATGACGCATCTATTTTTTCTGTTCTTTTAGATTTAAATGCGGCTGTTGCTGATAATTTACATTTTCATATTGATAGAGTTTGGCAAGAAACAATTTTGGATTTTGCTCAACAAAGAAACTCTCTTTACCATATCGCGAAAACATATGGTTTAAAAATACCAGGAAATAGACCATCCGTTGCGTTATGTGATTTTACTATTCAAGTACCTGTAAGGGGAGACAAAGAGGACAATAGATATTTGGGTACAATTAAGACAGGTGCACAAATATCTGGTGGTGGTCAAATATTTGAAACGATTGAAGATATAGATTTTTCCAATCCTTTTAATGATAGGGGTGAACCTAACAGATTAAAGATACCAAATTTTGATGGGAATAATAGATTAATATCATATTCAATTGTCAAGAGAGAAGCGGTTATAAATGGTGTTACAAGAATATATAGACGAGTAATAACAGAACAAGACCAAAAACCATTTTTAAAAATTTTTCTTCCCGAACAAAATATTTTAGGTGTATCCTCGATTATACACAAAGAAGGAACAAGTTTTGCGGGTAACCCAACCGAATCCGAGTTTTTGACATCATCAAATAAATGGTACGAAGTTAAAACACTAATGCAAAATAAAGTTTTTATACCTGACGCAACAACGGCTTCGGACTCTGAAAACTTTCTCTCTGGTACATACCTTTCTGTTTCAAACAAATTTATAACAGAATATACACCTGAAAATTATTTTTCAATAACTTTTGGTTCGGGTAATGTGAATCCAATGGATAATTTAGATGACTATAATACGGGTAACCTAAAAGTAAACTTGGGGGTATATCTTAACAACACTTCTTTGGGTGCGTTACCTAAATCGAACACAACTTTATTTGTGAAATACAGAATTGGTGGAGGTAGAGATAGTAATTTAGGTATCAACATCATAACAAGTGTTGATGATATCGATTTTGTTATTAATGGACCAAACGCAACTACAAACACCCAAGTTCAAAATTCATTAACTGTAACTAATGTAACACCCGCAATTGGTGGTGCTGACCAACCTACAATTGAAGAAATAAGAAATATGATTTCATATAATTTTGCAGCACAAAATAGGGCGGTTACGTTAAATGATTATAAATCAATGATTGAAACGATGCCATCAATATACGGAGCGCCTGCGAAAGTTAATGTGATGGAAGAGGACAATAAGATAAAAGTTAAATTATTGTCATATGATGAAAATGGTAATTTAATCGACACGGTTTCAACGACATTAAAAAACAATATCATAAATTATTTGTCAGAGTATAGAATGATAAATGATTTTTTAGAAATTGAAAGTGGTGAAGTTGTTGACTTTTCTTTGGAAATAGATGTTGTAGTTGATAAAAACGGAAATCAAACAGATATAGTAAGGACAATAATTCAAGATACTATCGATTATTTTTCAATTGATAAAAGAAAAATGGGGGACCCTCTTTTTGTTGGTGATTTGTATAGAATAATTGGTGATGTTGCTGGTGTTGTAAATGCTATTGATGTTAGAGTTTTTAATAATATAGGTGGAGAATATTCATCATCTGAAGTTGCCCAATCTTATGTTAATGAATCCACAAAAGAGATATCACAATCAGATATGGCGATATATATGAAGTCTAACCAAATATACCAAATTAGGTTTCCTGAAAAAGATATTAGGGTCAGAGTTAAAACACTAGGAACAACCACATTTTAAATTGGATTTATTTTAGTTAGAAAATTGTTTATTTTCTATTTATATAGAAATGCAAAAACATAGAATATCCACAAACATTGGAAGAGACCAAAAGGTAGTTGTTGAATTAAAAAACGATTTTGACCTTTTAGAAATTCTGTCTTTAAAATTTACTCAAACAGAAGCATACACTTCTATGTGTTCTGATTACGGAGTTGTTTGTGGTAGAATATTTGTAAACAATGGTTTTGGTATTCCAAATGCGAGAGTTTCTATTTTTATCCCCATTTCTGATGATGATGTAAATGACCCAGTAATATCTTCATTATACCCATATACATCAATAAACGATAGAAATGAAGAGGGTTATAGATATAATTTACTTCCAAGTAGACAACAACACGGGGGACATGAACCAACAGGAACATTTCCCGACCAATTGGATATTTTAACAAGAGAAGAAATTTTAGAGGTATATGAAAAATATTATAAATACACCGCAAAAACAAATGATGCTGGTGATTTTATGATATGGGGGGTACCTGTTGGTACACAAATCGTACATGTTGATGTTGATTTATCGGATATAGGTTGTTTTTCGTTAAGACCCGATGATTTAATTAGACAAGGTAAGGGTGTTGATAATTTTAAAAACACATATTCATATAAATCATCTGAAGACTTAGATTCGTTACCTCAAATAATATCCTTTAATCAAACGGTTGAAGTTTATCCTTTTTGGGGAAATGAAGATTTATGTGAAATTGGAATAACAAGAACCGATTTTGATTTATCAAGTCAAGGTGTAAAAATCCAACCCAAAGCCTATTTATTGGGTTCAATTTATTCCGACCAAGGTAAAAATACTTTAAACAAAAATTGTCGACCAAGAAGTGCTATGGGTAGAAAGTGTGATTTAACAACTTTTGCCGCAGAGATTGAAATGATAAGATTCACTTCTTCAAAAGATTCATTGGGTAGACCAATATTAGAAACATATCAAATAGAAGAAGATGTAGACGAAGACGGTTCGTTTGTGATTCCGTTACCCATGAACATGGAATATCAGTACACAAACGAATTTGGTGAAACAGAAATTACAAATGACCCAAATAAGGGTATACCAACGTCAGCGTGTTATAGATTTAGAATTTCAGGTAAAAACAATACACTAGGTAGAGTTAGATTTACCGGTAGTTATTTGTTACCAAATATACGAGAATATAATTCTGATGTTGATGGTTCATACGCGTTCTCTTTAGATTGGAACGATTACCCAACTGGTTCTACAACTAATTCTGTAATTTTTAATCAGACATATGGTAGTTATTACCCTGAAGATTATTTTTTTAGATTCACATACAATAAAGTGTACACGGTAAGTTCGTACATGGGTAGTCACTTTAAAGGTGGTAAAGACAATTATATTGGTATAAAAGACATATCACCAAAAGAGGAAGAAGATTGTGAATCAAGTACAGTTACACCACCAATTAATTACGGGTGGAGAAAATTTAGTTTTTCGATTTTATTGGCGGTCGTAATCAGTATATTCGAAAGAATAATATATTTAGCATTTCTTGCGGTAATACAAGTAATACTTAGTGCGTTTCAATGGATAAGTGATATAAAAATCCTTGGGGGTAGACCTTTTAAATCTTTAGAATGGAGGGTTATTGAACCATTACAAAGATTTGGTACTTTTAATTTATCAATTGTTGTTTATCCTGAGTGTGAAACTTGTGAAGATTTTTCGAGTGACCAAATAATACTTCCTAAAGAAAGACCTGATGAAGTTTATTGTAAAGTTGGAGAAGGAATTGCGGTTAGAGATACTTTAAATATTAATGGTTCAATATTTTCACCGATATGTGACCCTGATAATATATTTGATGAGTTTATCATGTTTTCAACTGGGTCAACTTTACCCTCATATAATTTTACCGGATTAACATGTAATGGCAATACTGTGGGGCAATCGTTGCCTTTCATATACACCGATGCTAATTTACCAATTAGTGGTCGTACATATTATATAGTTTTAAAACAGTATTTACCACATGGAAGTGCTAATTCTGATGAAATTAATAGAATAAACTCGTTAGCGGTAGACACATATGATGAATTAATCATTAATCAATTTTCTTGTGTCTCGCCACCAACCCAAGGTGGGTATTTTGGAACAAATAATAATTCTGGTTGGTTACTCTATCGATTTAATTATAGTTGTAATTGTATAAACCCAACTTCTTCTTCTAATACTTCTACAAATATTACGTTTACCGATGGTATTTGTGCAACAATATATGATTATGTTTTATTTTATGAATCTAGTATAAAAACATGTAGTGGGGCAATTGAGATAATACTTGATGACCCTGGTACTATGACATTATCATCAGATTGGACAAATGCAGTAACAAAAAATGCCGGAACAATAAATAGAGGATTATCCTATATGGTTTCCTTTTATTATTCAATACCTCCTGGTTCTCCCGCGTTATCTAATGTGAGAATATCTATTGGTGGGGCACAACTTGGAAATTGTAACTATGGTGTTTATGATATATCAACACCACTAAACAATAAATGGTATTCGTTACGCGCTGATATATCTGATATCGAGGTCATTGGTAATTTAACATCTTATATTTCAACTGGCCCACCATTAACCTGTACGAATTATTTTATGGGTTGTTCTGGTACACAGTCAGCAACCGATTCTTGTTTTTATAGTTCAATGAGTGGTAATACTGTTGGTAGTTTTCCTTCACCTGATTTACAATGGACAGGGTTTACTTACGAAATATACGATTCGTCTCTTAAATTGTCTCAACAATCTTTGTCGGGTTCTACTGGTGATTTAACTTTAGGTTGTAACACACAGAATACAATATACGATGAAACACTTGTAAAACAAACGTATTGTGCCTCAAATATTAATGATGATTATAATAACACAGGTTTAGTAACGGTTCAAAACGGAACATCGTGCACAAATCTATTACCTGTTGGACAAATATCATATAATGAGTATCGGAACCCTTGTTCAACTTGTAGTACTAGAAGTGGGTTTTCAGAATTTAGAAGGGGGACATATACCATTATTCCCGCAACTGCAACATCAAATTGGTCATACAATTTTAGTTTGGTAAGAGAATACACCAAAAGAAAATTAGTTAATAAAGTTTTTTGTGAAGGGGTTGTAAATTATTCATTTATTGAAAATTGGTTAGCGGGTTCACTTTATTTATTTGCTTTTAAAGCTAAAGTTAGGTGGGATAATGAAGAAGAACTTGATTTAAATGTCAGAGGTACAAATTATTGTGAAGATTTATTGTATTATAAAGTAAGTGAAAAATCATCAGGTGAACCTGTCAAAAGATTTTATTATAGGTCAACAAAATGGAATGGCTCATCTTTTCAGTCAACACAAAATAATGGTGGAACAACATTTAGTACTCTAAGACACCCAACCACAATTATGGATTTAGGACCAAGAGATGAATTTATAAAAGAAATATGTGTTGACCCATCTTTGGACCCTAATTGTTCAGTCGTTAGGAATATTGGACCAACGTCGTTTCAAAATTTCAAAGAAATTTTTGGATTATATATTAACTATAGACTAGATACCAATAGTACATTTGAATATAAAGATTTTTTTCAAAATACCGGATTTGATTCATATTTTCCATTTAATATAAAAAAAGATATATTAAATGGTGATATATTACAACTTATATCAATAAATAGTGAAGCTGGTATAGAAGAATTTGATTTACAGAATAGATATTACGGACAATATAGTCCATTAATTATAGACCCAGACACATATTCTCAATTATTTAGGTCACAATCAGGAGTATTAAATGGACCCATACCAATAAATTTCGTACTGGATGATGATGGATATAGGGTGAGAGTTTGTTTAAATGAACCAGGAAGATTAACCGAATCATCTCAAATTGTTCCATTTTTTTATTGGGATAAAAAAGGAGAGGGTTTTGGTATTGGATATAATCATTCATGGGATTATGGCACCATAAGAACACATAGATTACAAGGAATGACATTTAATTATACTTTTATAGGTGACCCAACATACAATTATGTGTTATTTCCTATGACAAAAGATTATTCTGGTAATACTTTTACTATTACCGGTGCTGATGTAAACGATGATTCATTTGACGTTGAAGATACAACTGATGTTCATTTACAATACAATAACCAAGAAGAAGGGTTTACAGTTTTACATATTACTTCGGTTGATGCGAATGGAAATCCAATTACGGGAACATTATGGATTAGAAAAGGTGACACGGGTGTATGGGATTCACAATCATGGGACAACGATATTGATTATATATTAAAACCAACATTAAAAAATTACACAGGTAATAAACAAATATTATCGACACCATTTTTATTTTATTTTGGAATTCGACCAGGTAAAACCGCGGTGGATAAATTTGTCCAATTGTTTGGACCTAAAGGAGCGTTTCCAACAGTTGAATAATGGATAAGAAAAAAATAATATTGCCATCTAAAAAATTTTTTGGTTCAACAAATACAGACCAAAATATTAGAATTGGTTTGGATGAAAGTCGAAACTTATTAAGAGAGGGTGACAGAAATGTTACATTAAATAACGTCGAGTTATTC